GTCAACCTGACGTGCTGGGGGTCCAACCATCCCTCGGTAACGGCGGCCGATCGTTACGACGGCGTCCACGCTTTGTTCACCGCCATTTACGGCGTGAGCGCGGCGATGGATGCCCCCACGAAGGCTCGCCTCGACAAGTACTTTGCGGGTGGAAACCTGTTCAGCTAATTGTCGAACGTCAGCCCTTCATACCATGTTAACCACATCACAGGAGTTCCTGAAATGATCAAGTGTAACACATTGAAGAAGGCACTCATGCGCGACCTCTCCATGAGCGCCCCGAAAGCGGTGCGTGTGGAGCTGCGATCGCAGTTTGCCGACATTCTCAACGGTGCGAGTCCGACCCTGTCGGACTTCCAGCGTGTCGAAACCATTTTGTCGATGGCTGCTTCCCAAGCATACATTGATGACATGGGAGTACAATGCGCTGAAAGTGTATACTTTGCCGCTCGCTTCTTTCGCAAGATTGATTGCGGGATCTATCGGTCTTCCAACGACGAAGTCGTTGGATCCTTCTCTAGGAGACAGAGTGAATTGGAATATGAGCAAATGGAAGACAGGGTGCATTCGCATATGCGTCGCATCTGCCGTCTTCTTCTTGGCCCACTCGATTCTGCCGGTGCTGCGTCGTTTAGACACGGTCCTGGTTCTGTCGCTGAAGGACAGCTTGGTTTGGATAAGTCGAGCGTTTTATTTCCTAGCGGACTCCTTGAGCCAGCTCGGAGGTTGAATTTCGACCCTCTTCAGCGTCTACGTGTTGTGGACGCTCCTCTCTCGAGGACCAAGATAACTGTTGTGCCGAAAGATTGGAGAGGTGGACGTGTCATAGGCATGGAGCCTACATGGAATATGGTTCTCCAGCAAGGGGTTAAATCCTTGTTGGAGCGTCGCCTTTCGTGTGTGGTCCCGTTCTATGACCAATCTGTACAGCAAAGGATCCTTAGATCCGATATTGCGCAGACGTTATGCACGGTAGACTTGAGTAACGCATCGGACCACATTAGTGTGGACGCCGCGCACTCTATTCTGCCCGCAGAATGGTTCCACTTGATGGACTCCGTGAGGAGTCCGTCACACGTTCTGGCGAACGGAGGTATCGGGCGTACGAATAGCTTTGCTCTTATGGGCAACGCTTTCTGCTTCCCGCTGCTTTCGCTTGTCACTTTGGCTTGTGCGCTCACTGCGCACTTCATCACATATGACCTCTCGGTTACCAGTCGCTATGAGCTTATAAAGGCTTGCAAGCGGTGGAACATCGTGGTGTTTGGTGATGATCTTATCTTGCCAAAGGAGGACGTGCCGGCATTAAGATACGTCATGGCTCAGGTTGGGCTCAAAATGTCTGAGGACAAGTGTGGTTTTCACGATTTCCGTGAAGCTTGCGGTTATTTCCAGTTTGGAACCCGCAACCCCATAACTATCCCATCCATCAGATCCCTCGCTTGGACCGATGACACGCAGCACGGTTTGGTTACACTCCAGAACAAAATGTTCCGGTCCGGTTTTCCGGAAGTAGCCCGATGCATCCTTGGATCTTGTCCTTCTCCGCTAGGAGTTGTTCAACCAACATTCCCTGCCGCAACTGCGGCTATGATGTTGGATTGGGATCCAGGGAAGACTTCTCCGACTCGACTCACCAGGCGTAAACACCAGGTGCAATCGTGGTTGGAGACAACCTCAGAGAGGAGAGTTCTCCTCTGCGATCAGGTTGGTTGGTTTGCATCCAGTCATGGTGGAATACCCGTGACTGAGCCGTGTGGTTCCAAACGCTCTTCGGTTGGTTGGCTTTAACAGCTTTCCTCCCGCGGGGTTTTGGGGGACCGCGTCCCGGCGCTAGCCATGTTTGGCTTGTTTTTACTGTATAAGTAAACAGTGTCCGGGCCTTTGGTCCCGTTAATCCGGAG